TTGAACAATACGCATTCTTTCATTAAGCACACCACCTGTTGCGGTGCTAAAAAACAAACCTGATTCAAAATATTGATTACTTATATTTAAACCACCAATTGATGAACATTGAACATTTCCGGGCCCAAAAACAATAGATATTTTTCCAAGTGCTTTTAACGATAACATATTTACCGCTGAAGTATTTGAATATGGAGTACTTACAACTAATGATGATTGATTTGTTGATGTATCACCAAAAACTACATTTCCTTTAACATCAAGTTGAGCTGTTGGCGCATTCGTTCCAATCCCTAAACGATTATTAGTGTCATTCCAAAATAGTTGAGCATTGTCTTGCGCTATCGTTGTGCCATTTGAAAATAAAACGCTGCCGCTTGTGAGTGATGGAAGTTCAAAAGGTGTATAACCCAAAGCCGTTTCAACTGTTTTATTCTCCCAAATGTCGGTAGCTGATGTGTAAGCCAATACGTTGTTATTCGCTGCGCTTGTTATTTTAACGTTGTGCAGTTCGTCTAATTCGTATCCGTTATCAACTTTGACAAAAATACTTCCTTGATTTGCGTGTGCGTGTACAACATACCCAACGATAACCAAATGATTTGGCGCAGTAGGTTTTACTTTTGTAACGTTACCCGCAGTTGTAGGTGATAAATAAAGTACATCGCCATCCGCCCACGTTTCACCCTGTAAACTTCCCGTTGTGTTTATGTTTCTAACAAGGCCGCTTGTAGTTATAAATCCCTCTTGGTTGTTGTTAATCGTTTCAGTAACTAAACCTATTGTTTCTGCGCTTAGATTATCGGTTGTGGCTTGTGCTAAATCAACTTTCAATCGTTGCCCTTGCGCACCTGTTACCCTTACCGCTTGATAGTTCGCCTCTAATAAGTTTATGTTTGTAGCCGTTTTATTAACCACTCGAATAACTGACTCTTGACCTACTTGCAATTTAACGTTACCGCCTTTTAAAATCAAATCAGCCGTTCCGTCTGCATCGTTCCAATACATCGCACCCGCAGTTGTCGGTATATTTGTGGGTGTATTGTCAAACTCAATGTTACCTGTTAATAGACCAAACTCGCCCAAGTTCACGTCTTCAGTTGCGCCTGTGTAAGGAACAAAACCTGTTAAGCTTGGTAAATCTTCAGCAGTAATAAAAGGATGTACACCATCTTCACCATCGTTAATTAATTCTGAAGTATTGGTAACAGCAGCAGAAGTTACTTTGTTTACATTTACTTGAATCAGTTGTTCGGTAATGTTTAAAGTAACATCTTCAGTAGTTTCAAACACGTTAATATCAATTACTTCTTGAATTTCAGAAGAAACTATATTAATCGTTTCATTAGTTTCAGATACGTTTATGTTTACTTGTTCACACATTAGCGGGTTACATCATTTTTAATTAAAAAATTACCTGAAATGTAGGTTTTAACAACTCCATCAAAATCGAATTCAATATCGTAAATGTAATTAAAAGCAGGTATATCTATAATTTGCTGATTAATACGAAATAAGCCGTTGGGAGCATCTGTAATTGTTATTCCTGCATTTCCTACAGAAGTTAAAGATAAACCTACTACACCACCGTATTCTTTACGTAATTGCATACGAATAGTAGTATCTGTTAAATCTACCGGTACAGTATCTACATTAATCTCGAAGTTTACTGCCTCGAACGTATCGGATTTTATGTGTGTGAAGTTTAAACTCATTTTCTATTTTATTTAAAAATAATTGTAATTTTTGTACGTTCTTTTCTTTGGGTTTGTATGTTTCTTTTATAGTATCCATCCTGTAAAATTTGCTGAAGAATCGGGATATACATCAGCGTTTGAATTTTGGTTATATTCAGGAAACGAAGATTGATTGAAACACATATAATCTATAAATCTATTTGTATAAGATTGTGCTACATCACGTTCTTTTTCAATCAAGAAATCTATTTCGTTTTTATCTACGTTTGTACTTGCTTCGCTTGAGTGTTTGAATACACCTTTATTAGCAATAGTATAAGCAGCGTAGGGCAAATATTCTACCATAGACCAATGTATTACCATAGGTTTAATATAAGTGCTTAAAAGAGTTGTATATGGTTCTTCTAAATCACCTGAAACTATATCATCATTAATCCTTTTAAATAATCGAGTACCAAGATAGTTCTGTATATGAATATCCTGAGCGATTTTAATAAATTGTATAAATTTATCAGTATCAATGTTCCCATTTAATGCAGTAAATTTTACAATATCATCACGACTTATAAAGAGTGCCTGTGCCATTTGTTATTTATTATAATTTGGGTGGTGTCCTCTGTTTGGCATATCAATAGGTGCAATTTGTGCTTCTGACCATCCTGCAGGGTTTGGATTGTAACCTGCAATAGATGAAACTTCTTCACTTGAACTTAATGATTTATCTACATAAGGTGTACCATCTGTTTTTGTTTTTAATCTATAAAGATTCTCATTCCATACGTGGCCACAATTAACACCGCCTTTGAATTTAAAAAGTGAGTAGTTTTGACCTTTATGCCCAAAAGAATTATTTACACCTATAAAACTTGCTTGGTCTATATCTTCTTTTCTGTAAACAACACCATTTGCAGTTCTACCCATCATTCGTTTGCAAAATTCACGTGAATTACCACTTGAATATTTTTCAGCATATTCATAACGCACTTTAAACGTTTTTTTGTCTAATGTACTTTTAGCGCTTGGATTAGATTTAATAACATCAGCTAATTTTTCAAATAAAGTTTGTTTAGCTTTAATTTTAGAATTTGCCCATTCTTCAATAGATATATTTGAATCTGAATATTCACGTTTATCTACTAATTCCCATTCATCATCTATTGTTTCACCTGCTAAAGAATCTAATAACGCTTCGCCTTCTTCATCTGTAAAATCTGAACTTAAACAAGTGTGTGAACTTAAACCTGTTTCTTCAGCTACTTGTTCTTGTGTTTGTGTGTTTTCTAAATCAGTAAATTCTAAAGGTTGAATAGTTTTAAAGTATAGTTTTAAAGAAATACCATTAACCGCTAAAATTTCATCTAAAGCAGCACAAATTTCTTCTTGGTATGGTTTAATAACAATGTTATCAAATAACAAAGTAGCAGTTTTAATTTCATCTGCATTATTACCTAAACCACCATCACCTGTACGAACTCCTAATAACATAGGCGAAGTTACTCTATGCCCTACAATTAGTTTTTCAAAACATTCTTTGCTTAAATATTCGTAGTGTGCAGGTGCATCAGTTAAAGGTAAATCATCAACTGTAGTTTTACTTTCTGCATTAGCATTAAAAGCTACAATTACTTTTTCACCCCTTGCACCTGTAACTTTAGATAGAACATCTGCTTTTAATCTTTCACGCATTTCTTCAGAAGGAATACCATTGTTAAAATTGATAACTTTAGTACCACTAAATCCGTTAGAAATATCATTAATTAGATAATCCGAGATAGTTTCCTCAAGATAGGCATAAGGTAACGCACCTGAATAATCTATGGGTGTATAGTAGTGAAAGCCACTAACGTAAGGTTTTACAATATAAATTTCTACTTCGTTGCCATTACCAAAACCAAAAGCAGGAATCTTTTTAGGTTCTTCGCTTGGTTTTTTCTTTGTCCAATCAGGGAAGTAATACCAATTTTCAATTTCGCCTTTATCATTACATTTTTCAGCACGTAAAGTATGCATAGGGAAGTGTGAAATAGATTTTACTTGTTTCTTTTCCATTACAACCTGCATTGCAGCCATCCCCAATAACTTGCGTTCTAATGCTACCTTTTTTAAACAATCAGGTTTAATTAAAGAAATCATTTGCGCATACTCATTCGGCTTTTTATTAGCATCTAATGCACCAATACCTTTACCATATATCATATTAGTAATACCGGTAATAATAGCACCATTTGAAGTACTATACAAGTATCTATCTATTAAATACTGAAAGTAATTGTTGTCGTTTCCGTATTCAATGTAATTAGCTTTTTTATTCTCCTTAATTTCGGGTGAAGTATAAGCCGATAAATTAACAACTGAAATATTATTAGTCATATATTATAAATTCATTAGATGTAGCATTTTGAACATACACACCCTGATTAATTGTATAAGTAGAAATAGATTGATTTGTACACATAACTTTATCTCTATAAACGACATTTGCGCCATCAAAACAAGTTAAAGCATATGTACGACCATCTATTAGAAATTCAAACGTTAAATCTTCTTGAAATTGCATCCAATACTTTTCTTTAACAAGTACAGGATTTTCTATTTCGTGTTCTACATTCGCTAATTCATCTTTAAACACCATAGAAGTAATATTACAACTACGTGGCATAAATTTAAAATTTTGTGAGTATGTAGAATCCTTTAAAACTATCATTCTATTTTTTATTAAATAATAAATAAAAGTCGAAATTGTTTTAAAATAAAAAAGGGTAGCTAATGCCACCCTTAATTAAATTGTAAGAATAAATTAAGTTCCTGAAACTACAGTAAACCCTACATCAGCTAAAGTATCACCTAAGAAGTTAGCAGGAACTCTTTCCATTCCTTTTAATTCTAATGTGTAGCCACTTAAATCGCCCATTACAGTTCCACTGACTATAGTGCCTCCTGTAACATCCATTCCGTGTTCTAAACCACAGTAGAAGAAGTTTCCATTGTTATCTTCTACAATTACTTGTGGTCTACCATAAGCAAGTAGTTTAATTTGTTTGTGTGTAACTACATCTAAACTTTTCAATTGAAGTTTTAAACTTTGGTCAAAAAATGTAGTTCCGTTTTCACGTGAAGAAGTTATAGTTTGGTCAAAACTATTCGTTCCTTTTAATTCGTATTTGTATGCAGTAGGTGTACCTGTAACAGTATCAATTACATCTGTATTTGTACCATTGTATGTGTATCCTGTTGCATCACCCCAATTCACAAAATAAACGGCTTTTAAACCGCCTACTGCTGATTTACAGGGTTCTAATCTTCCAAGTGTTAAATCACAAGCCATTTTTTATATTTTTTTAAGATTAATAAAAAAAAAGGTGGTGTTTATTCCACCACCCTTTTCTTGTTTATTTGTTATGATTATGCAGCAGGAGTGTAAAGTACGATTTCACTTCCAATTCCGTAGTTAACGGTAGCAGTAAAACGCATTACAACTCTTACATTTTGTGAGCCATCTAATGGTGACATATCAATTAATTGAACTTCGTTTTGGTCTGATAACAAACCTGTTCCGAAGAATAAGTTAGATTTTTGTGCAGCCATAACGTAATCATCAGCCATTCCATTAGCAACGAAGATTTTTACACCATCAAAAGACAAACTTCCGTTGTTCCACCATTGTGTACCCATATTGTTAGTACCATTAGCACCTAAACCTGAAGCACCAAAACCGCCTAACGCTCTAACGTAAGCACGAGCAGCTGATTGCGAAAGGTATAAGTACAAATCTTCTTTTCCGTATAATGCAGCAGGAATAGCGTCTACAACTTTTCCAAGTTCAGCAATTACGTTAGCAGCAGTAATACCACCGGAAGCAGGAGAAGCAACATCGATAACAGAAGAATCAGCAGTAGCCAATGTTACAAGACC